GGCGGAACTAAAGCCAGCCCTCGCCGTTTCAGATTTTATGCAAACTATTTTTGCCATTTATACCGCCGTCGCGCTGATTCGGGTTAGATCAAAAACCGCTATTTCAATTTCACCTATTGGAATATTTACCGTTCCATAGGTGGGAACATCCATGGGTGCAGCCGTGACCGCAATTTCAACAAGGGCCATGGCAATGCCGGGAACGTAATAAACCGGTGCAAAGAATTTTTGAATAATCATGTTCTGGCCCGGCACGAAGGTTTCACCATAAGCGAGAATGTTGTTTTTAATCTGGTCCAGGCCGTCGGCGGGGAAATCATATTCCGGGTCAAGGGTGATTGTCACGCGCACCCACGAATATTTATTCGTCGCCCTGGAAAAATACATGACCTGCGTGTCGCCCTGGCTGTCAATGACATTGACCGCGACATTGCCAAAGGTCTGAATCCCAGCGGGTTTTATGGCCCAAATCTTGTTCCCTATATCTTGATCGGTTCCACCGCTTACCACGCATTCGAAGGAATGCGGAGGCCGGCCAGAAACGACAATGCTTTCCCTATTCTCGAAAATGGTCACGCCTATAACGCTATCGACTTCTTGAAGGATCCTTGCTTTGATTGCTTCAACGGTGGCCGCGGCCAAGACATTAAGGCTTTGCCGACGCCGCAATCTCAATTCGGTATCGGTTTCAAGGTTCCGGCCCAGAACCGCATCCTGTAAATTATTGATTGCGTCCAGGCCAGAAACCGGTGTTTCAATTATGGTCAATGTCCCGGCTGTGGCAAGGATAGGGCCGGTATCCTGGCATTCGTAAAGCGCCGGGGTTGCTATTTCGGCAAAGGCCATTTTAGCGTCGACATCCGCCGAAAAAGAAGTTTCCAAGTCATCGACCAAAATGGAAAAGGTTTCGTCTCCATTATCGGTGGCCGTCAAATAATCCTGTGCCGGGGAAGTGGTATTGATTTTTGATACAAGGCCGGTAACGATTTCCTGGGCAGTCGCGCCAGCATCGGATGTATAGGAATATCCCACCGCATCCAAGGTGACGGTATAGGTGGCCAAATTCTGCACGCTGGAAATTTCAACCTTCACCCGCAAAACATTTGATTTTGTTATTGTCACATCCCCGACTTGCTCAAATAGGTTCGTGGTGCCGCTTACACTGGCCAGGGTTCCATCAAGGACAAGCGTTCCCTGATCTCCTATCAGAATGGCCGGTGCCTGCGTCCTGGTGGCTTCCAGGCGCACCACGCCGATATATTGGGCCACATTGTCAAGGCTGAATCCTTCCGCGCTGGCCGGATATTGGCTTAAATAAATCAGTTCCAACATTTCCCAGATTTCAGCAATTGGCTTTGATACTTCCCCTATGATTTGGCCCATGACCGAATCTGCGTCAACGGTTATTCCAGGAAAGGCGACCTTGAACCCGCCTTCAAGATCGGCCTTAATTTCTTGAAGGCGTTTGATTGCGAAACCGGTTTCGGTAAGTCCAGCCATATTATAATGTCTCCGATATTGTGACCACACCCTCGGAAGTGTTGGCCGTGAAATTTATTGTAAATTTTCTTAATCTTGGGTCAAAATTAGATTCATAAGCGAGAAGATCGAGGACGCCTTTAACGTCAAGGATAACAGATTTGAAAACGCTGTCGACGTGCTGGACATTCGGCGACTTCAAAAAAATGTCGCTATAATAGGGTACGCCCATGTTCGTATCCAGATACCATTCTCCGGCAAAAAATAAAAGCCTGATTTTCAGGTTTTGCGAAATCTGTTCGCTGCCTTCAACGAGTTGAAGATCATTTTCGCTTATGTCAATATCGTGGTCGGTGGCCAATAATAAGTCTATCATTCCACCAACCCCGTTCCATTATTTTTCTGCACGCCTTCACCATAATTCCCAGCCGTTGCAATTGCCATATTCGTTTTTAATACCAAACCACCATCCATTGGAGCCACCGCAGCGGCGGTAAAAGCATTGGCCAGGGTTCCATTATCAATATTGACCTTCACGCCTTTTATTCCAAGGTCGCCAACGATTCTATCCACAACCGAATTCGCTATTGATTCGGCCAAGTTGCGGAGCTGTGCCTTTGTCGGATATTTCGCGGGGTCGCCCGGGTCCAGGCGTGTCCATAAATCGTCCTGGATTGCATTTGCAAGGGTGGTTTTATTCAAGGCCATTTTACAGACTTCCTTTTATGGTGGCCAGATCCGTTTTTATTCCAAGCACGGTTCCATCCAAGACCTTCGATAACGGCTGTGGGCCCAAGGCTGTGGCCGTCGTCGAAGCAATAAGGGCGTCAAGCAATTGGTCGAGAAGATCCAATAATTCCTGACCTGAATTTCCCAAAGCCACTTTATTGCTACTATCTAATTTAAGTTTTGCGTTTTTGAATTGCAAATAAACACTATTATTATCTTGAACCGGGCTTGCGTCGACGAATGAATAAAGGCCGGGTATTGCGATTGCGTCGGATAGGTCGAACTTCCGCGGCTTCCCCGGTTCGGCGTCGCCACCTTTCGAAAGCCAAGTGTCCAGGGACCTTTCGGAAAAAACGAGAAGAACGCCGTCGCCCTTATTCAAAGGAAAATGCAAAATTGCATCCTTTGACCTTGGCCAGATAACAGGCACATTGGGAATGACCGGAAGTTCCTGGACGGTGCCGTCGCTGAAAATTTTTTTAATAAGCGGCTTCACATTGGCTTTTTGCTTTGCCGAATTATAGGTTTCTATCCGGCCAGGCAAACATGTATGAACATCCTGCATGAAGGAATTATAAGCCTGTTTCATTGCGGAAAACATTGTGGCGTCGTTCATTTTCTTTCGAAAACCTCCATGTCCGTCGTCCAATCTGTGCCGTGGGTGTCGCCGGAATGTTCTATGGAATTGACGACGAAAAAAGAATTTTTCTTTATTTCTGCGCTTTCGATTGAAACCACATTTCCAACGCTTATTCTTGGAATCAAAAGTGATTTCACCTTCCAAGCCGGGCGGTTATCGGCTGCATTTTCTTTTTTCCCCTTGTCTTCAAACCGCTGTGGGCTTCCAATCAAACCCGTTTCTGGTGTTATAAAAACGACTTCGTCCTGATTCGGCTTTCCCGGTTCTATGATTTGCAAAGCTCTGTCTTGAATGGACCAGTTCAGGCCAAGGCTTTTGGTTATCTTATCCAGGACATCTTTTGCCAGGCCAGAAAAGGCCATTCCGTTGGTTTGCTGGCCGTCCTTCACCGATTCGACCACCTTCGAAGAAAGCGGAAACGCCTTGACTATGTCGGCCAGGATCGTTTTAAGGCTCGTGCCTTCCTTGTAGGAAGCATTGAATTTTGTTTCCTGCAATTCCTTGTCCCCACATTCAAATTTTGTTATCATATCCGGGCCGGAATGTTCGTGATCGATTATGGTAATTGTGCCTTTGTAAATATCTTCCAGGCCTGCACCGTCTTTATATCCGGCCTTCAAGATTAAAACGAATCCGGTTTCCTTCAATTGTTCCCGGACATTTTTTGACAGGTTGAATATTTGAATTTCGCAAGAGTTCGAATCGGCTTTGGATGTTTTTTTTATCTTGAAAGTGACGCGCAATTCATCAACCTTGATTGCCGATTCGGCGCCAGCGGGTCCAATCAGAACCGAAACCAATCTATTAAACTGTGCCAAGGCTTCCCCCCGCGTCCAGGATTTCCACTTCTGCAGCCGTTATATAGATCAAAGAAACTGTGTCGCCTAAATTGGTTTGTGTTATCTGATTTATTTTTCTGCCTGGATCAAAAGCAATCATGGCCCCAGGCGGAAGGCCGCGCCCTGGGAAGTCCTGAATCAATTCAGCCTGAATCATTATTTTGATTCCAGCCAAAAGGATGTTGTTGTTTATATCGGCCATGGTCATTGACCAGTATTGTCCCCGGCCATTCCAATTGAATGAAAACCGGTAAGCGACATTGTCCAGGATAACGTCTTCTGTGAAAGCCGGGAATTTTTTAAAAGGAATGGAAACCATTTAATTTAATCCTATTTTTTTGGTGACGGAGCGATTATTTCTCCGGCCTGATATAATATCGACCCTTCGTCTATTTCTGCTTGTGTTGCGGTCGTTGCGGTTTGCTTCCCAGCCGAAACCGACGAATCGGTCAAGGGTTGTAACTTCAAGTCTTCTGTTGGAACTATTTTTGACGAAACCTTTTTGATCTTTTGGAATGTGGCCGTAAAATGCAAGGCGTCCCTGGTATCCTTATCCCTTGGAACGACCAAGGAAACCATAATCATATTTTTATAAACCTTCAATCCTGTGACTATCGTTATAAGCGGCCTGGTAATTTCCCCTACCAAATTCTTTTTGCCTTCCCACAATTCCAACAAATCATTAAAAGCGGTTTCGGTTCTGGATTTTCCAAGTAGACTTTGAACTGTAGCTATTCCGCCAGATACAGAACTTGCAATGGACCCGAAAGGCGATAACAGCGGCGGTAAATTCGAAATTGGGGAATTCGTCACAAAACCATTCAGGGTCAAATTTTCGGGTTGGCTTAAAACATG